ATACAAAGCTTACATGGGAATTAGCAGTGTTAACTCAGATGCAGAAATTGATTTATTAATACCCAAGGTTAGCGATTTAGTAAAAACATATTGCCGTCGTACTTTCGTTGACTTTTACGACGAGGCCAAGATCGAAGTATTTGATGGTGGCTTTAAACAAATTATATTAAAAGAAACCCCAGTAGTTACAGTTAATTCAGTAGCTTACAGTGCAGATTATGGCAAGACTTATACTAATCTTGTAAAGTTTACAGACTACGTGGTACGTGAAGATTACGTGCTAAGCTTAAGTCCAAACGGATTCCCAGAACAAATTAATGGATACAGAATAAACTATTTTGCAGGATACGAAATTGTACCCGGCGACTTAAAACTAGCAGTATTAGACTTAGTAGAGTACTACTCACGAAATAACGGTGCCGTACACAGTACTCGCGATTTAAATCCTAATACAACTCAGATCAACTACGTAGCTTCTAGTAATTTTCCTGCTTCGATTAAGCGTGTGTTAGATCAGTACATGGCGGATTTTACCTAATGGCTAAAGTAGGTCTTAAAGATTTAATAGACGATTTTGACCCTGCTATACGTAAGGCTTTATCCGAAGAGTTGCGCGAAACGTTAAATAAACGACCACACGTATTAGATATAAGTTATCGTGCTTTACGCATTAATAACCAACATCAGTATAGTGAAGAAGTATTTAGAGAAATTTACAATACAGTTATCCAAATAGTTAATGAAAAAGCAGCACGTAAATACGCCTCTATACAAGACATTCCACGAAACTATTTTACAGGTTCGCAGGGTTACTTAGTTTATGTAGATGGTGGAGATAATTCCAGATTATTAATGGCTAAGTCTTTTAAAGCTATTCGTAATTTTATTAGTGATAACGTAACTAACGATCTAAGATTAAAAGATACTATTTTTGGCCAGCGTGTTAAAAGTCAAAAACCTATACTAAACAGAGCAAGAAAGCCTACTGGAGACTTTGAAACAGAATACGTATCTAACTTAGAGTTAGGACATGTTGCTACCGCAGGCACTGGGCAAGAATATTTGACTAGCCCTTTTACAGAAAAATTATTCGGCTTAATGGATTATGGAGAGTTAAACGGTAATACTCTTATAACTCAATATGCAAAAGAAGCATTAGATAAAGTTTACGAAGTTCAAGCAGACGCAGAGTATATGTTTAAGAACACTACTCCTGAAGCGTTGCAAGGTATTGAAAAAACTTTTGGTAAATTATTTGTAGTTGTTACACTACATACATTTGATGTAAACCAACAGTTCTCTAATGAAGAAGCAACAATATTTGCAGAGTTACAAAGAAAAATAGCTATGTTAGCTAGTAGACCCCTAGTAGCTAGGTACATGAGAGATATGATGTCTTCTAATACTATGTTAGAAGATATTGAGCAAGCAATTGTTAGTATTATAAAAACTGGCAAAATAAATCTTAAACGACACACTCCTAAAAAAGGTGCTACGCCTAAAAAACAGGTTAGTAAAAAACAAAACTTACCTGCAAAACAAAAAATTATAGGTAAAACTAAAGCACCTAAAGAAACTCCTGAAAGCTCTGTAAACTTAATTAGTTTACAAAGTATTCTAAATTCACAACTACAGGACGTTATTAGTGCTAATATGGGTAATGGTTCTAGTAAAAGCTTACTAAATTACAGAACAGGTAGATTTGCAAGTTCTGCAGAAGTAAAACGTTTGACTATAAGTAAAGAAGGTATGATAACTGCCTTTTATGATTATATGAAAAACCCTTATGGGACATTTAGTACTGGCGGCAATCAAGAGTACCCAAGATCAAGAGATCCCAAGTTGTTAATCTCTAAGTCAATAAGACAAATTGCTGCCCAAATAGTTAACAATAGATTAAGGGCCGTACTAGTATGAGCAGACGAATTAGTATTGTAAAAGCACTAGCAGAAAAATTAAAAACAATTAACGGAACTGCACCATATACTACAAATTTATATAATAACAGTTACGCAAAGCTAAAGTTTTGGGATGAAATACAGGACTTTCCAGCTGTGTACATTAGCCCAGGTACGGAAATGCGAGAATACCATCCAGGTGATTTTACTTGGGGACATATCAATATCAGTATCAAAGCTTATGTTAAGGATCAAGAAGATCCTCAATCTAGACTAGAAGAACTACTTTATGATTTAGAAACTTGCATCGATGCAAATCGTGTTTTAGTTTATGACCAAGATAGTAATCTGGAAACTACTGAAATTTTAATTCAGAGTATCATGACCGACGAAGGGCTATTGCTGCCTTATGGTGTTGGTGAGATAAATATACAGGTGCGTTACGCACTAACATAACGTTATATGGCACCAAAACAGATAAATGTCTTGTAGGTGTGCCTTACGTTAAAACTTAAAAAAAGGAATAACTATGGCAGTTAATTTAATTCGTAATAGTAGAGTCTTCTTTACTACAAACGTGGACAGTCAGGGTCGTGTTCGAGCAGGTACTTACAAAGACGAAGCTCAACCGTTTTCAATCGCAAATACCTGGGAAATTCAAGTTCTCGAAGGTATGACTTTTAGTCAAAACACTACTGTTGACACAGTTACACTAAACGAAGCTGGTGCTACACCTGCTCGTGGTCAGCGCAGTTTTAACACTGCACTTGAGCCACTAGATTTTACGTTCTCAACGTATCTTCGTCCTTACTTAAACCCAGGTGCAAATGGTGCTACTAACGGTACTGATGACTTTGTTACTTGTGAAGAAAAAGTACTATGGAATGCATTTGGGGGATCAATCGCTTATGGCACTGCAAATGCTGCTTGGGCAGACGGTACAGCTGGTAATGCCGGCCCAGGAACTTTTACGGTAGCTAACTCTAACACACACCAACTGCAAGCCTTTGGTTTGATTGTTGTATTTGATGATCTTGCCTACGCTCTCGACAACTGTGCTTTAGACACAGCTACTATTGATTTTGGTATTGATGCAATTGCTGCTATTCAATGGGCTGGAAAAGGTAGTTTGATTCGTCAAATCGCTTTAGTAGCTAGCGTTGCTGCCAGCAATAAAGTTACTTTTACAGGTGCTGATGTTGGTGCCACAGGTGCTGAAGAGGCCAATGCTAAAAATACTGCAGCTAAGTTTATTACAAATAAGCTTACTGTGTTACAAGTTAATGACACAATCAATGACTTTACTGGTAGCGACTATAGTGTGCCTATTACTGGTGGTTCAATTACCATGAGTAATAACTTAACATATTTAACTCCTGCAAACTTAGGTGTTGTTAATCTTCCTATTACGTATTTCACAGGTACACGTAGTATTACTGGTACATTGACTGCATACTTACGTAGTGGTAGTGCTAATACTGGCGGATTACTAAACGGATTAATCTCTACTGCTGCAAGTGAAATTAATCCAAGCTACGCTATAAATATACAAATGGGTGGTACAAGCGGTACACACGTAGACGTAGGATTACCTGCAGCTATGTTGCAAATTCCAACAGTTAACACAGAACAAGTTATTAGTACTACACTTACCTTTACAGGTCAAGGTTCTACTACTGGCGGAAGCCCTGTGTTTGACATTGACCAAGCTAACGAAGTTACGGTCAAGTACTACGCAACAGCTTAAGCTGTAATTTAACAGCAGGTGCTGGGTTGATCTCCAGCACCTATTTTTAGACTCTAGAAAAATAATATCAAGGAAACTCATGGCACAAGAAATTAGCCTAAAATCGTTATTAGTCCCAAGCAAAACAATTGAAGTAGATTACCCAGGATTCTCTGGATTTAAATTACAAATCAATTACATTAGTCGTGATAATTTAATTAACTTACGTAAAAAGTCTACTAAAACTACTTTCAAAGGTCGTCAGACCCAAGAAGATTTTAACGAAGACTTATTCTTAGAACTATATGTCGATGCAGCTATTCGTGGCTGGTCAGGCTTAAAGTTTAAGTATGTTGATTTATTAGCACCAGTAGATGTTAGTAAGTTTGATGCAGAAGACGAACTTGGCTACTCAAAAGAGAATGCTTTAATGTTAATTAAGAATTCTACTGACTTTGACAGTTTTGTTAGCGAAAGAGTAAACGACCTGGGAAACTTTGCGACGAGCAATTAACTGAAGTAAGAGAACAGTTAATTAGCTATATGCAAAATGGATCTGTAGCTATGACCAAGGAGCAATATTTTGATATGTGCGACCAGCTTGGCTCAGAACCCGTTGAAAGTGAAATACCAGTCGAATTTGATGATTTTGCTATGGAGGTTCAGCTCGCACTTAGTATTTATAGAATGTTAAGAGATGAGTGGGAATACATGAATGGTACTTATTTAGGAAAAAACTTAAATGGGATCTTTGAACTTTTTGACGTCTACGAGGTAAATCCTCGAGACAAAAAGTTCTACCTTGAATTAATTCACATGATCGATTCTACAAGAATAGATCAGATTAGAAACTCTAAACCAACAGAAAAACCCGCTACGTAAAACATAGCGGGTTTTTTATTGCTAAAAATTTTTTGGTTTGACAAAAGAGTCCTATAATGTTATAATGATACCAAACAATTATTTAATTGTTACTTTAATAGCCTGGGAGCGTCTATGGCAGGAAATACAATACACGTTAATGTAGAAACAACCGACAAGGGCGGTACTACAAGACAACGTATATCAGAGACAAAAGAACTTAATGCAGAGTACACTAGAGCAGCTGAACTAAGTCGTAAAGCTGCGGGAGTACGTTCTGGATATCGTGGTGCAGGAGAAGGCACAGAATATAATCGCGGCCGTGGCACAATGGGGGCTACTGGAGCGGGTGCTCGCGACTTTGCAAAAGAATCTCGCGGACTTGGCGGATTAGTACAAGTATACGCAACAGTTGCAGCTAACCTTTTTGCGGTTACAGCTGCTTTTAGTGCTTTAAAAGACGCTGCAAATACCACTAATATGGTTAAAGGTATGGATCAATTAGGTGCTGCAAGTGGTATGGCTCTTGGCAGTATGGCAAAGCGTTTCGTAGAAGCTACCGATGGAGCCATTAGTTTACGTGAAGCTATGGGAGCAGTAACAAAAGCAAGCGCAGCTGGTCTAAGTGGAAATCAAATTTTAGAAGTAGCAAAGATTGCTAAAACTGCGTCTCAAGCTCTTGGCATCGACATGACTGATGCTGTAAGTCGTTTAAGCCGTGGTATTACTAAGCTAGAGCCCGAGCTTTTAGATGAACTAGGATTGTTTACTAAAATTGGTCCTGCTACAGAAAAGTATGCTGCAAGTATAGGTAAGAGTGTAGCTACACTAACAGACTTTGAACGTCGCCAAGCATTTGCCAATGCAGTATTAGCAGAAGGCCGAGAAAAGTTTAGCGATATACAGTTAGACGCAAATCCATATCAGCGATTAGAAGCAAGTATTCGTAACTTAGCAACAGCAGGATTAGAACTAATAAACAAATTTTTAGTTCCACTGCTTAATGTATTTACTAATAATACTCCACTATTAATTGGTGCTTTAACGTTTTTTGCTACTAAACTTTTAAGCATGGCAATACCTGCATTAACTAGTTGGAGAGATGAACTAGTTAAAAGCGCAAAAGTAGCAAAAGAAAAAGCAAAAGAGATTAATGAAAGTTTTGCCAGTAGAAATGTAGAATCTACGTTAGCAAGATTTAACTTGCCTGAGTTACAGAAAAATTTAGACGATGCTAAGTCTAGATACGCTAAAGCTGCCAAAGATATTGATGATATACAAAAAAATCAAAATCTGCGTAGTACAAAAACTACCCAAGCAATGCAAGCAGGAACTTACGGGGCAGATCCTAAAGACTTCACACGCACTCAGGCACAAATCAACGATTTAACTAAAAAAGGCACTGCCGAAGCAGCTGCCTACGCTGATGCGTTATCAAGAGCAAAAGAAGCACAAAAAGAAATATTAGCGACTAGTCAAAAAATTAATTCTGCAGAAAATAAAGCAGAACAACAATTTCAGCGAACTAACTTAGAAGAAGCCGCACGTAGGCGTATTAGTCAACGAGCTGGTTCCCGAGCAGAAAGCTTAGATATTTTAAGTAATGTAAGTACTAATCTACAAGCAGGTGGTATTAGCTATGCTATAGCTGAATTAGACAAAGGTTTAAACAAAGCAGTAGATTTGAAAGGTTGGGACAAATTAAGAACCCGTGCAACTGGCTGGGCTATTGCAGGAGTTTCTCAGGTTGGACTATTTATGCGCTCTCTAGGCCGCCTAGGAGGATACGTAGCAGTATTAGGAATAGGAGTAGCAGTATTAGATACTATATTTAGTAAAAATGCTGCACAAGTTGCAGAGTTTGATTCTGCACTAAAAACTGTAACCTCTACAATAGAAACTAGTAATAGTGTTATAAAGAAATACGGCGACTCAATAACTGTAGCTTCGCTTTCAGCAAGAGCAAACAATTTTAGAGAACTCGGTAGCGATATTGATAATCTTACGGTTAGAATGGAAAGAGCTTTAGAAAAACAAAGCGGCTGGGACTATTTTAAAGATAGGTTCTATGACCTGTTTAATTTTGGCATGGGTACACAGTTTGCAGATACTGCAGCAGCAGGTATCAGTCAACAATTAAAACTTATACCTGAAGGCCCTATAAAGCGTGAACTACAAGAAAAAATCAGAAGTATTACTGGTGCTGGCGGAACTACAGAAGAAGATATATCTAAAGCTTTAAGAGCAAAAAATCTTAAAGACTCTATGGCTTCTGTTAAAGATGTTAATAAAGAGCTGGAAAAACCCCGCATGGGAGCTTTAAAATTAGCAGACGCAGGTAAAAAAGTAGAAGATTCTTTAAAAGGTGCTAATACAAAGTTACAACAAGTAT